AGATGTCTTCAGTAGGTACTGTTGTGTTTGGAAGAAGCACTACAAGCAACGGTTCAATTGGAACTAGTTATGGTTACAGTAATTTACCTGGATCTTATGTAACAATATTTAATAAGGCGGCTAGTGCGTATAGTGCCAACGATTATTTGATAGAAGCATACAAAAGTGGAGCTGTATTATATTTCAAAGTTACTTTTAATGAAGATAAAGGTCCAAATCCAAATTTTGATGAAGCTGTTACTGCTACAACGTCAAGCACAGCTCAACAAAATAGACCAAATAACACAAATAGCGTCAATGTACCGGCGCCAACTTTCAATACCACCAACGCTTTGTAAGATTAAATAGTTATACATTATATAGGAGTATAACTATGGAAGAATCTCTTGAAAAAGCATTAGAATTTTCAAATTATTCTGCTACTCTGAATAACCAAAAGAGGATTCTATATGAAAAGTATCAAGAAAACTTAATTACGTACTATCTTGGTGGCACATTTACAGCTAATAGAGAGCTTATTAATTTTTGTACAATGCTTTTATCTAAAACATCATCTACTTTAATTATTGATGACAACAAAACTCCTATCGAAATAGATGATTTGGAAGACTTCACAGAATCACTACTACACAAATATACAGAAGCTACAAATCAGTATCATGAGGAGTACAAAACTCTCAGCACTAAACGTAGTGTAGAAGGTTTAGTAGATGTCTAATGGAATCTTATGCTTTGCTAATAATAATGGTTCTATTAATTATATAAAACAAGCAGTAGAACTTGCTTCCCGTTCAAAAAAATATTTAAATTTACCTGTTTCAATTGTAACATCTACATTTGACAAACTTGATATTCAATATCATGATGTTTTTGATAAGATTATTCAAATTGATGATTCGCAACACAATGAAAAAAGATATTATGATGGACAACAACGTAAGACAACACTGAATTTTAAAAACAATGAAAGACATAATGCTTTTAATTTAAGTCCTTATGATAAAACTTTAGTATTAGATACGGATTATATAATATGTAATGATAAATTTAAACACTCCTTTCAAACAAATGATAATTTTCAAATTTATAGACATGGAGTAGATTTATGTTCCTGGAGAAATTACAAAGAGTTTGATTACATCAATGACAAGGGTATTCCTTTTTATTGGGCAACATGTTTTTATTTTACAAAAAGTCAAGAAAGTAAAATATTTTTTGATCTATTAAGACATTTGTATGATAATTGGGACCATTACAGTGACGTATATGATTTGGCAAGTAGAAATTTTAGGAATGATCATCTTTTCAGCATGGGTATACACATTATGAACGGATTTCAAGAAGGAGATTGGGCTAAAAATTTACCTGGAAAAATGTATTATACACTAGATAGGGATATTTTGTGTAAAATAAAAGACGACAGTCTAACATTTCTCATACAAAAAGAAAAATTATTTAATGAATATATTCTTTCTACAGTCAAGGGTATGAATATACATGTAATGAACAAGTTTAGTTTGGAGAGAAGTTTAAATGTCTAAAGGTTATATTATGATAGCTACTGGAGAAGAGCATATTCAACAAGCCTATCTATGTGCTAAGAGTATAAAACAAACACAAAATATCAAAAACGTTTCTTTGCTTACCGGTGATCAAGTTTCTGATCAATACAAGCATGTGTTCGATCATGTAATTGCTATTCCTACATCAGATAGAAACACACAAAACTTCTACAGAACAGATATTAGATGGAAAGCGTATCATGAAACTCCATATCAAGAAACGGTATTACTGGATACTGATATGCTTTTTTTAGATGACATAAGTTATTGGTGGTCGTACTTTAAAAATTATGATTTATGTTTTACAAGTAATGTGAGAACATATAAAAATAATCCTGTTACTAGTCATTACTATAGAAAAGCGTTTATTCAAAATAATATTCCTAATATATACTGTGCGTTTCATTATTTTAAACAAAATGATACAGCTTTAAGATATTATTTAAAACTTAAACAAGTTTGTAGAAATTATAAGGAATATTATAAAATATATGTTCCTAAATTTACACCCAAAGTAAGTAGTATGGATTTAAATCATGCTATTGCTTTATTAGATGAAGATATCAAGAATTATATTTTTAAACCAGCAAGTTTTGTTCATATGAAATCTCATGTCCAAGATTGGGAAACTACACAAGAAGATTGGACAGAAACAATTCCGTTTTATTTCAACGCAGAAAAACAACTAAAAATTGGAAATTACTTACAACATGGCATAATACATTATACCAAGAATAATTTTTGTGAAAGGATATTAAATGAATATTAGAACCAAACAATACGTATCTTTTGATAAAAACACAGGTGAAATTTTTGGTATAGGACCAAGCATTAACGAGTCATACAATCATATTGAGGTTACAAACGAGCAAGTTGAGCCTTTTCAAACACTTAAAGAAAATTTTATTAATTGGAAAGTAATTTACAACAAAAGAGATAAAAATTTTCAGTTAAAGAAAAATGATGATGAAGCGCCACAAGAATTTTTGCTTAATGAATTAACTGCCCCCAAAGATAATTTCCATGAAATAGAATTTGTAGTGGACAAGAGTAAAGGTGAATGTTATTTAAACACAATAGATACACCAAAAAACTTAAATGAAGTTAGTTTTTATGTAACCAAAAAAGGAGATCCTCATTTCTTATTAAATACTTTTACTTTTAAAATAGGATCAAAGGAATCATTTCCTTTTAAAAACATGGAATCTTACAGCGTATACACGAAAAATATATTTGCTGATTGCGTAACAAGGGAAACAGATGAAAATTATTTGTAAACATCTTGGACCGTATTATGGTATCCAAAAAGCATTTCCTTGTAGGGCTTTTACAAACGAATTTGTAGGAGAAATGTGGATTGAAATAGACGAAAAATATGAAACACTAATATACTTGATGTTTGGAGACAGCGTGATTAGGAGTGATTATGAAAATTAAAATAGCAGAACTAGATATTATTTTTTTAAGTTATGACGAACCTAATGCTGAAAAAAATTGGGCTGATTTGAAAAACAAAGTTCCATGGGCAAAACGTGTTCATGGGATACTAGGTTCAGATGCCGCACATAAAGAGTGTGCTAGAATAAGTGAAACAGACAGATTTGTGACAGTTGACGGTGATAACACAATAAAACAGGAATTTTTAGATCAAGTCTTAGACTTTGACACCCATGCTAATTTAGAAAAAAGTGTTATAAGTTGGTGTGGACAAAATATTATTAACGGCCTAATGTATGGAAACGGTGGATTGAAATGCTGGCCAAGAGAATATGTTTTAAATATGAAAACACATGAGAATGCTGATCCATACAATGTTCAAGCCAAGGTAGACTTTTGTTGGGACGCACAATACATACAGCAGAATAGTTGTTTTAGTTTGACTCATAATAATTTTACTCCTAAACAAGCCTGGCGAGCAGGTTTTAGAGAAGGTGTTAAATTATCTCTTAATAGAGGAGAAAGGGTAGCACATTCTGAGTTTTTAAAAGGACATCCTAAAAATTTAAACATGTTGTATATTTGGACAATGGTTGGTAGTGATGTGAAAAATGGCGACTGGGCTATTTACGGAGCAAGAGAAGGTTTAGAAATGACAATGCTTTCGGATTGGGATTACGTTAATGTAAGAGACTTTACACATTTAGACGAGCTATGGGCAAATAGAGACGAATTACCAGAGGATATTTTACATAATGAGATATGGAATATAGGTAACAACTTAATTAATCAATTACAATTACCTATTTCTACTCAACCGCTGAGCCAAGAACAAAGTATTTTTTTTAAAACTGTTAATCAAAACTATGGCAGGGTAATTAATAAAGATGCATGATATAGTTTTTATAAGTTATGGAGAACCAAACGCAGATGAAAATTATAATGATCTTTTCAAAAGATTTAACGTAAAAGGAGTTTTTGGAGATAGAGTCAAAAGGATAGACGGAGTAAAAGGAATACACCAAGCACATATTGAAGCGGCAAAAAAGGCAAGCACTCGATATTTTTATGTAGTAGACGGTGATGCTGTCATTACAAAAGAATTTAATTTTGATTACTTTGTTACTTCACAAAATGAAAATATTGTTCATGTTTATAAAAGCATGAATCCTGTAAATAATCTAACTTATGGTTATGGTGGAGTGAAATTACTACCAAGAAAATTAACTAAGAATATGAATGTAAACAGTTTTGATATGACAACCAGCATTTCAGATAATTTTATTGTGTTTGACAAAGTAAGTAATGTAACAGCTTTTGATACTGACTCATTCAACACATGGAAAAGTGCTTTTAGAGAATGTGCTAAATTAAGTAGTAAAGTGATAGATAGACAACAAGAAGGAGAAACAAATGAAAGACTTAAAATATGGACCACTACAGCTAATGGAAGATTTCGTGAAGATGCGATTCGAGGTGCTAATGCTGGTATGGAGTTTGGCTTTTCTATGGGGTCTGATCTTCGGTTGATAAATGATTTTGATTGGTTAAAATCTAAGTTCGATGATTGCCAATAACAGTATATCTTTCATATCCGTTTGACATTTTATAAGTGTCAGCAAACCATATCTTAGTAAGTCCAGTCTTTTTTATAAATTCATCTAAATTATTTGAACAATTAATATGTTGATCTTTTACATGAAACATATTATTACTTTGTAAAGCAAATACACAGTTAGGCGTGTAATCTTTATTTGCTATTAAATCAGGCAGATCTGCCATGTGTTCACTTGATGTATTAATTACCAATCTTACGTCTTTGTCTTTATAGTATGATGTTTCTATTTTATCTTTAACATCTCTATGTTTGAAAAAAACTTTGTGTTCAAGTTCTAATGCCTGTGTATATTTCCTGGATAAATCTAATGCTTTTTCGTCCATGTCAATATTTGTAATGTGTTCTATGTTTAAAAACTTGGTCAATAAAAGATTAATTAAAGGATAGCCATACCAGCCACCGTACAAATGTATTTTTAAATCATTGAATTTTTTCATTTCATCTAAAGGAATACAATCAACAAGATGTATTTTTGATTCCATTTGATCAGGACCTACGCTATAAAGTATGTCTTTTATTTCATGACCATGTTGTATAGCTTCCCACCATACTTTCCAATAATTTTTATTAATTACTTCCATATCAAATAATCTCCTAACACTAATAAATCTAATCCGCTATTGTTAAAAGTTTTCAAAGCGTCTTGTGGAGTTTCTACAATAGGTTCCTGGCAGTTGAAACTGGTATTTAATAACATTGGTATTCCAGTGTGTTTATAGAAAGCATTAATCAAATCATAATATCTTTCATTGAATTGTCTATTAACAGTTTGTATTCTAGCAGTTCCGTCTACATGAGTTATACCTGGTACTGTATCTACCTTTACAGGCATAATTCTTGACATATATGGGCTAGGTTGGTTAGTATCAAAAAAATCTTGATAGTGTTCTTCTAACACACTAGGCGCAAATGGTCTAAAATCTTCACGTTTTTTAATTCTATTGTTTATGATATCTTTTATATTTGGATTTCTTGGATCAGTGCCCTATTTCCGCTTTCTGATTTTCCTTGATACCATCCTACTATTTTTCCATTTGCTATTTCTTCTGCTACTTTTGTGATTAATTTTTCAAAAGGCCATTTTTCAAAATTCATTCCTGTGAATAAATCTGCATCTATTTTTTGTTCTTTGCCAGCAAATACGCTTGGCTTGTGTATATTATCATTTAAATAATAATCGGCGTGCATATATGTACCTAATGCTTGTCCTTCATCTCCCACAGCGGGAGGAACGTGTACATTTTTGTAATGTTTTGTTAATTCTTCATTCATGTAACCATTGTATGCTACTCCTCCTGCTACACAAATGTTGTCGCAAGTTTTAAGTGGATACACATAATTTTTTATAAGTTCAATAGTTTTAAATTGTAATGTATATGCTATATCTTCCCTTTTGTTATTTTTAATTACTTCAGGAGCAAAGCTGGGTAGCGTGTGATTAGGGTTCATTAAATAAGTTTCTATCATAGCATCAGTTTGATAATTGTATTTTCCATATCCAGCTAATCCCATTACTTTGCCTGCGTCAAGATATCTAAATCCTATATCTTGTGCTAATCTATTCCACAGTCCTCCAATTGGGATCTTCTTAGAGAGATCTTTAATTATACCATCTTTACCAATAAAAATACAATTAAACTGCCAACCTCTTCCATCTATAGCTAATATGTCAGATTCTGTGAAGCCACTAGTAAGAAAGGCATAGGTAGCATGTGATTGATGATGATCAATGTAATACACACATCCTCTATGAAACGGTTCCCATAAACTTTTTGGTTTAAATTTTAAAAAATCATTATTATAAAAATTTTCGTTGATCAAATCTATAACAAACTCTTGTCCTAAATTTGACACAGTAAATGCAAATATATTATTTTCATCTCTACTTTTATATTTGTCTAACACAAATTCATTAAAGAATTTTTTACTAGGATTAGGGTCATGTGACCATTCATAATTAAGATTATGCTTTATTCTATTATGACGTTCAATTTGGTTATGGAAAGTACCGTCATATGTGTTATGGTCATGAATATTTAATGCTACTGAGTAGATGTTCATACTGTTGTTTTTTCCAATGCTAGTTTTTCTAAAATTTCTAACCTCCTAGCTTCTGGTCTAGGAGGAATAATATCCATACAAGTTGTACAATATTTTTCAAAGTCAAATAATTTGTATTCCATCATTTTTTGTATATTCTCTACAGTTATATCAAATTCTCTAGAACCGTTGATTGCTTTTCTGCTACAATGTCTAATCTTTTGTATTTCAAAATCAAATACAGGAACCTGTGGAAACTTGGCACATATTCTACGCTCTATTTCTGGTGCTTGTATTATATCATGGTCACTATGAAAATCTGGTGATCTAGAATTGTATTCTTTAAATTCAGTGTTTTCGTGATCTATCTCTGTAAGATCAAACCTATCTCTGTATTTAAAATAGCCAGGCGTTTCTATTATTAAGTTATAATTATTTTTGTCATTTAAAGGTAAGAAAGGCCAATTGCCTAATTTTTCAATTCTATCTTCATAAAAATCTAAAACTAAATGTTCGATGTATATTATTTCAGGATCTTCAAGAATATGAGGATAAAACTTTCTTACCAAACTATTTGATAAGACTTGTGGAATTAAGTTATCATGCTTTTTTATTTCTGCTATGATTTCATCTAAATTTTTTATCAATCCAGGTTCACCTCCTAGTAAACATATCCTTGTCTTGTAGGGTGATAATCCTTTCAATATGGTTCGCACTAAATCCATGTCAGTGTGTAGATATCTCATTTCAAGTGTCCAAGCAGTACAGTAGTGGCAGGACTTATTACAGGATTTTGATAGATAAAAATCCACTGTTCTGTATTCTGAACCTTTTAATTCTTTTAATGATATTGGTTTTCTCATATACAACTCTAGCTTCAATATTTATTTTCCGTAAAATTTAATCTGTTAAAGCCTGGCAGGTAAATATAAGCATGGACAGATTAGTCGCATTTGGTTGTAGTAATACTTACGGAGAAGGACTTCCTGATTGCTGGGTTGATAAAAATGGAGATCCAAGTCGTACCAAGGACGGATACCATGGCCCAAAACCTAGTAAACTTGCTTGGCCAAGATTAATTGCTAATAACATGAAGCGTAAATGTGTAAATTTTGCTGTGCCTGGCGCTTCTAATAAACACATTCTAGATATAATCCTACACACCAAATTTGTAAAAGGTGATATTGTTGTTATTATGTGGAGTTATTTTGATAGGTATTGTATATTTTTAGACAAAGATCGCAAGGACTGGATGGGCGGAAATATAAAAAGATTTTTGCCTACGGATTTACAAAAAATAGGAACAAAGAAAAAGCCACCACCTGGATCAGTATTAGAAGATAGTCTATTGTATTATGAAAGATTTCATACCGAAATAGATACTGTGTATGATTCACTTATGAGAATGAATATGGCAAAATATCATTTGGATAATATAGGAATCAAAAATTATCATGTTACCTGTGAACACTATTACAAAGATTTTTACTATCCTTGGAATAAAGTCAATGTACATGTTGTGAAGTCTAAATCTTTTTTTATTGACAGGGCTAGAGATGACTTACATCCAGGACGTGGTTCACACATGGTAGCCGCAATAGATATTCAAGACTTTATGCGGAAAAATTAGTTTTTACTGTATCGATAATCTTATTAATTTCTTCTTCCTTTAACCAAGCATGTATAGGAAGTGATACTATTGTATCTGCCACTAGTTTAGCATTTTTACAATCATCTTTTCTGTATTTTAAATGTTCATACATTGAATTTTCGGATAGTGGCCGTTCGTAATGTATTGACAAACCTAAAGCATTTTTAACTTTTTTTCTAATATCTTTGTTTTCAAATCTTACTGTGTACTTGTGGAAATTATGATCTAGTATAGGACTAGGCTTCTGTGTAATCACGGGAAGGTCTTTAAATGCTTCGTTGTATTTTTGTGCTATTTCCTGCCTTGTTTTTTGTGTTTCAACAATATTTTTCATTCTTTGTTTTATTATCATCGAATTTAAAACATACATTCTAGAATTGTAACCTATCATTTCAAAGTCTTTATCTTTACCGTGTCGTCTTAATTTCTTTACTATGTTAGCAATATCTTCATTGTCGGTCATAAAAACACCACCGCCATTTATACCTGCTATTACTTTGTTTGTATTGAAACTGAAAGAACTACAATGTCCAATGCTTCCTGCTTTTACTTTATTATAACTTGAACCAAGAGACTGTGCGGCATCTTCAATAAAAAATATTTTATTTTCTTTACAAAATTCTATTATTTCTGTTACATCGACCATGTTTCCAAACAGGTGTGTATATATTATTGCTTTTGTCCTTGGACTTACCATACGCTTGATGCTATCTAAACTTATATGATATGAATCTAAATCTATGTCACAAAAGACAGGTGTTGCTCCGGTCATGCTTATACAAGATGAACTAGATATCCAGCTGAAGTCAGTAACTAATACTTCTGCTCCAGTACCTATACCGTGACTCATTAAAGAAAATCCTAAGGCATCAGTAGCACAAGCAACACTGACAACATGTTTTCTACCTACGTATTCTGCTATTTGTTTTTCAAAGTCTTCAGCGTTTTCATAATTAAGTTGTTTCATAAAAATATCAAATATTTCTATGTAAGCATCTTTGTTTTCAGCATATTCCCTATCCCAACCGTCATATGATATCATTTAGTCACTCCTTGTTTGTGAAGTTCTTGTATAGCCCTTATTATTGGTTTGACATCTGGCTCAGTTAATCCTCTTTCCCAATACACACTTCCTCCATCTTTTATTGTTTTATCTCTTTGATAAATTATTTCCTTTCCAAAATATCTACATTCTTGAAATATTCTTGGAGCAGGATCAAATGTATCTTTAGTATATACATAAGTTTCAAACATACCCATTAAGTTCTTGACAGGAGCAAATATATTATTATTATTTGGATCTATATAATCCTCATTGTAAGTAATTATACCATGGTCTGGATAATCCTTTATTATTGATTGCACTGTAGAGTAATATAAATTATTTGTGCCTAAAAATAAATGATTAAATTGTACATCATTTTTTAAATCTTTATAAATGCTAAAGTTGATGTGTTTTTCAAAATGAAAATCTGTTGGTCCGTCAGGATATACATCTGTGTCACATAAATCAATTATTCGTCTTGGATTGAAAAATGATAATGCTTGATGATATCGTGTAGGATGATTTTCTGAATATACAGCAATCAAGTCACCTTTGAATACTTTTTTTAATGTGTGTTGCTGTTGTTCATTATAGTCTTTAAAATCTTGATAGCCCAAAGTCATCATACTTCTTCCAAGTATCAAAGTTTTATCATTTTCGTCTGGATCAAAATCATTGAAAATAATATCATCACAATGAATGTACTTTTCTGTAATACTATCTACGTAGTCTTGTTCTTTAAACTTTCTATGACTAATTACAATTAATTTTACAGTCATGCCTATACTTTTAAGTATAGACATATATTCATAACTATAGTAAAACAAACCATCACATGGTTTGCTAGTGACTACAATATTGATCATTTAATTTCTATTACCTTTATTTTGCGTATTTTTTGTGTGTTAATTTTTATATCACTTGTAAGAGGTATTTGATGTAAATTGCCATAAGGGTCAACTGCTTCTGGATTATTTTTTATATCAACGATTTTTATTTTTCTTACAGATTTGCCGGTCACCAAATGAGTGTCTACCCAATTAGGATCTTTTTCTGTCAGTGTAGTAAGTGTATCGCCATTACCAGCACCGATTGCTAATTCTGTTTCGTCAGTTTGCCATCTTTCTTTATCTTCCTGTGGGTAACCTATACCTATGCCATAAGCAATTTTCTTTTTACCTGCTTTAACGTCATCTAAAATTCCTAATTTATTTTCCCAAAACATATCACCATTTATATCACCGTGGCTTTTATTACAGCCTGTCACCATATCTAATTTATGTGCCGCATGCATTACTAGGCCCATTGCTATTCCAATGCTTACATAAGCATTTTCCCATCTAGAATTTTTTGTGTTAGATTTTAATGTGCCATCAGGATTACAATTTTCTTGTGTTTCTGGTTCTTTGGCAACAAACAACATATACATATTAGCATTGCTTTGAGCATTTCTCCATGTGCTAGGAGGATTTCTGCTATGCGTACACCCCCAAGTATATCTAGATATTTCTTGTATTACTTTTCTATCTGTT